GTCCTTATACGGTTCATCTCTTTACCTTTCCTTTTGTGCGAGAAGGCTTATCGCCAGCTTTCTCAGCAACTTTCGTCTCGCCGCTTGCATCGACAGCACCAGCAAGGCCCGCTCTTTCGAGCGCTTCTTGGCTAGTGTCGCCCGCAGCACGAGCTAGGTCTTGGATCGCGAGTTCTTCGCGCTGCGCGACCGCTTGCTCTTCGGTCTCAACATCTTCCGGCGTCAGAATGACAGCCGTCGAGGGTAAGTGATCACGCATACTGGCGGGGACATCGTGCACAAGCCCTCCTGGGAAGCGCTTGCGACCGAACCCCGGCACACGGAACGGGTTTTTGAATTTGACAACAATTGTGTCCATGTCTTCGTGTCCTTTTCAGGAGCTACTGAGGGGAGCCGATGGCCCCCCTCATTTAGCCTCAGTTAGCAGCGTCCGCGTATGACTTCCAGCCACCGGGGTCCAGCGTCAGGAACGCATTGATCGTGCCTGCCGTGGTCGTGGTGGTAGCTGTCACCGCGAGGATGCCGAGATAACGCTCGTAGGGAACACCCTCTAGCGGCAATGCGCCGAAGAAGATAGTGCCACCAGCATTGAACTGCGCAGCATTCGCTGCCGAGTCGTCCGTTACCAGCGCGTCTGTCTGCAAATGAACCGTCGCCGAACCATCCGTAGCAATCGCTGCGGCAGCATCTGACGCAAGCTGGAACAACAGTGTACCAGCCGAGCCGCCCGTGATGATTTCCGTGCCTCCGGTTCTGATAACGAGATAAACCGGCTGACCGTTGCCCAGATCGCGGACCACGGAACTGTCGATCACGTCTCCGACGAGGGCTGTACCAGCCGCAGCAGAAACATCTACGTCATCAGCAAACTCAGTTCGTTCGTCTAACCACATATCGTTAACCTTTCTAGTTTGCTGTCGTTTAGGTTAGCGCAGCTTCGTCAGCCGCTAAGCTGTCGCAACGACGCATCGGTATACCATGGAACCGTTCCGTCATCTTCTGATCGCCCGAGAGAGTGTCCATCGTCACTGCATTGGCGTTACCCATCGCAGCACTCTGACGAGCCACCCAAGTCGCGATGTCTCGGCTCATATAGAACGCAGGCCGACCCATCGACAAGTTCGGGACCAGACGCATCGCTTGGAACATCAGATCAGGCAAGTGCGCGCCTGTCGCGAAGTCACCGGACGTGAACACCCGGATGATCGCGGACTTATCGATGTTCGCAATGCGTACGACATAACGCCAGTCGCGGACTGTAAGGCCAGCGTCCCAGCGGTAGTGAGTGCGGTAGGCTTCCATCCGGCCCGAGTTACTGCCATCTGAGGCATCTTCAAGCGTCACCTGACCCTTGTCCGTCACCTGTAGACCTGCAGTCGAACCCTTCGGGATAATGCCATGGCACGTATTCGGCCCCCACACAACCAGCCAAATGCTGGCGTTGTCTGAACCGGTGCCTCCGCCGTCGATCACGTTGTCTGAGTTGGCGTCGGCAGTGAGATTAGCAAAACGCGGGGCCAAGCCCGTGAATGCCTCTGGCTCAGTGTCTTCATCGCCAAAGAACAGCGTGTCAACGATTTCTTGGTTCATACCCTCGATATGAGGGCGGTCTTCTGACAAGCGGAACGCCGCCGTGTTGCCGTTCAGGTCGGCCAATGCTTTGTCAACCTCGGCATACTGCTCCAGCATACCGGTGTTATCGGTGACCTGCACTGTGCTTGACTTGTTCGGCTGCACGCCACCGTACAGCTTGCGCCACGTCGGAGCAGGAATACCTGTCCGAACCGTAGTTCTGTGGCCTGTCGGGAGATTACCTTCGACCCACGACATATCCGCGAGAACCTCGTTGGTCTCGTTGAGGATTTCGACCACCGCAGCGATAGACCCATCAGGATCGGTCACACGGGCCAAATCCAGAAGGGTCGGGTTTTGAACGCTAAGCGTAGCCATCTCTTAATGCCCTTTCTAGTGTTGTTGTCGTCAGCGAATTACGCTGCTTTCTCTTTACCTTGGTTCGGGAACAGCCGTTCTGCGAGGGTCTTACCTTCGCCAGTGTTCACCTTGCCGAAGTCCACAGTGTCTTCGCCGATAGCTAGACCAATTTTCCAGAAGGCACGAATGACTTCAGGATGAGAGCCCATCTGGGTCTCTTCCAAAGCCTGCATGAGCTTTGAGCCGCCAATAGCCCGGATCGCCGCCTTCGCGGTATTCAAGCTGGCGTCGTATTTGCCCTTGCCATACTCAGCATCATCTTGCGACGCTGCCTGCCAACTGGCTTTCTTGTCTGTCCACGTTTGAGCCTGTGCACCCAGCGCTTCCTGAATACCCTTCGCATAGAGATCAACGAAGCCTTGCGCCTGCTCTTGGGTCGCCTTCAAATCCAGCAACATAGGAGCAACTACAGCCGCAGCCTCTTCATTGAGCACCATACCTTCAGGCACAGTAAACTCTGCGTACTCAGTAAGGGCACCGTCTTTATCCTTATCGGCTTCGCCGTCCTTGGATTTCTCGTCGGTGTCGTGGTCAGTCTTCTCACCAGCCTTTCCAGAACTGGTGTCTTCATCAGACTTTTTATCGCCCGAATTCGGTTCCCCCTCGCCCCCACCATCCGTGAGAGTAGTGGTCCCCTCTATCTTAACTTCCTCTTCGGAACCGGCCTCATTGCCAGCCCCTGCATTCTCTTCAGCCATCGTCTTTCCCTTCTGGTTTTTGCTTGGTATCACGTGATGCCGCTTCGTCCAGCATTAGTGTATATGCCTTTGGATCGGCTGTAAAGACTTCTTGGTACACCCACCACCCCACACCACGCCGTCCTTCCATCTGTTCCAGCACCGGGCCGGTAAACCCAAAGTGAAACATCTTTGCTTCCGCAAGCAGGCGATGAATAAAAGAACGCCCGCCATACGTCTGCAAAATCGCGTGCAACTCTGCGATCTCTCGCTCCCGCTCAAGCTGCCGCACAGACTTCTTGTGCTTAACTTTTTTTTCGTCACCTACATCATCAGCCATTAGCTCCCCCTGCTCAGATTAGCTACCGCGCGGGAAACAGGATTATCTCCCTCTAGGTCTACTTGGCCAGCATCACGAGCCGTCCGAGCCAACTGCTCACCGGCTCCGATACCCTGTGCTGTCTGCTGTGCTTGCTGCTCCGCCTGCCGGGTCTCAGCTAGCTGATCATCCGAGACCATGATAGTCGGGGGCGTGCCGACAAGCTCACCGTACTTCTGGATCGCCATATCGAAGTTCACCTTGCGTCCGTCCGTAAGCTGAGCGCCCACCAGACCTACGACGTACTGTGACAGGCGATCCAGCCCGCGTGTATCGACCGCACGCTGCGCCTGCGCCAGAGACGATATGTACTCGACCTTCAACGGCCTGCCCGCGATCTCCGGAGGTGGAGGTGGCACAAGGCCAGCGCGTAGCATCTGATTGAAGGTGCGGCTAATCATCGGATCGAGAAACTCTCCCTGCAGCCGTTCGAGAACTGGCCCAAGCTGCAGCAGGCGCTCGCCATTGCGCTCCGACAGTTCCAACTGGTTCCGAGGCTGCACGCCCTCCATGTTCGTGATCGCCAAGAAAAGCGGCACGTAGAACGCTTCATCAATGCGAGCCTCCACGCGATCCATATCTTCCTTGAGATCGCGCAAATCAAGATGCACGTCATAGATGCTTTCGAGCTTGTTCCGCGTCGGGTCCGCGTCATACAAAGTTAGCCCACCGGGGAGCCCGGAGACTGGGACGTTCCGCAACGAGGCAGGCCCAGACAGCGCCGGGTTCACCTTCTTATCGATAGCTTGGCCCTTACGCTTCTCCTGCACCTGTAGCTGTTTATTGTCGCCGAGCGATACCATGCCGGGGCAAGTGGTGCCGTAGACATCCTCACCAGTTACACCCCAGCGGGGGCAATAGGCCGGGAACTCATCGAAGCCTTTGACGCTCAAGAGCACGTTTTTGTCCGCGTTATCTGGCTGGTATTTGACGGACGCGAACTTCTTGAACTTCGCCAGCGGATTGCGCGGGCGATGGTCATCATTCGGTTCGATCAGATGCACAACAGTATGCCGCGTATTAAGCTCATTACGGGCAATCGCAGTCTGCACAGCAGTCGTGAGATTATCGAACTCAAACTCCAGCGCCATCTGCTCTGTCGTCATCTTCATTCGCCGCCCGAGCGTCGTGACTTGGAACTTCTCATCCTGCGCTATACGATAGCTGCCGACCGTGTGGGTATAGAACCGCGACAGATTATCGTTGTCATCCACGTGCGTTATGCAGCCGGTCCCGAAATTCAGCAACTCGCCGATCATAACCGGTGCCATGTTATAGAGATTACTGGCGTTGAAGACAGCCAGCATCTGGTCCCGCACAGTGCGCAACCAAATCTTAACTGGCATATACTCCATCAGCGCCGGGTCAGGCGTGACCAAATCCATCCATGGCCGAGTAGGAGACATCACTCCTGCGAACATGCCTGCCGTCGCCACATTCAGCGCCTGCAAGCCCTTACTGTTAATGATCTCTTTGTGACGCTTGGTGCCGACATTTACGTCGTCCACCTCAAACCGCCCACGCCGAGGAGCCATGTTCTCCGACAACTCTTTCAGATGCGGACGAAACGTATCATAATCATCGTCCAGCGCCTTCATTCGCCGGTCATAGTAGTCGCGCCGTGTTTGGTCTGCCATATCAGGTTCCTGTTAGCGATTTCTTGGCGCTACTAGACGCGCTGGTCGTCAGCCCCAGTCCGCTAGTGTGAATATTCGCCGTGCGCCCGATAGCGAGCGCAGCTCGCCTGCGGCTCTTGGTGCGCGCCGCCGTCACCTTCGGATCACTCTGCTTCGGAGGCGGAGGGGGAGGCTCCGGGGGCGGAGGGGGCGGAGGAAAAACCGGAGCCGAAATCTTAGGGGAAGAAAAGAAGCACATATCAGTTTCCTAACTTTTTCTTCTTGAGCTTGGGATAACGTTCCGGGCCTCGGCCTCGACTTTCGTCTAGCCCAATGGGAGCATCAGTGAGCCCAAGAGACGTGAGTGCAGATGTCGTCCGGTCATACATGCTGCGTACTAGACTGCTACGCCGAGCCGCCCTCTTACTGGCCGGGACAGCAATCGAATTCGTAGGTCGCTCCGATACCGCTCGGCGAACTTTAATCAGGCCGCGCTGAGACGCTTCTGGGTCTGGCACCATAATGATGTTGCCTTCGTTATCACGAAGCCCTTCCGGGTGGGGAACGTCCGGGCGACCCAGCGAATTCGTAGGTCGCTCCGATACCGCTCTGTAGCCAAGGGTGACCGGGCCGCGCTGAGACGCTTCTGGGTCTGGCACCATAATGATGTTGTCTTCGTTATCACGAAGCCCTTCCGGGTGGGGAACGTCCGGGCGACCGCCCGCGTTACCCATCAACATACCCGCTGCTGCTACTCCACACATGTGCTACCTCATAACTATATCAAGAGGGTTCATAGGATCGTATTCCGAGAGGACCGTCTGCACCGGCTGACCCATCATCCCAACCCGCGAAATAGGTGCAACCTCTCGCGCAAACGTCAAAGCCAGTGCATCGCCAAGGTCTGGAGAAGCAATCCCCCGCGCCGCCATATCCTTCTTGGTCTCCAGATGAATCTTGTTGCCCATGACGGTATACCCAAATTCCCGCTGGGTCAAGTCCGCCATGAGATCGACGCCGTTTGGCTGCGAGGTATGCGGCAGACAGAGCTTGCCCATCGCATCCCGCATGTTTCCCCACATCTCGTCCGACCGGTAACGATACTCAGGCTTAAAGGGCTTCGACCCAAAGTTAACGCCGATAGCGCCCCAGCCGCGCAAATGATCGACCACACCACCGCCGACGCCGCCCTCATCGATAAACAGCCCGGAGCACTCGATCCCCATACGCTTAAACTCACGAATGCACTCGATCACGTGCCCTTCGATCTGCACCGTGTCATTGCCTTGGAACCGGCGCGCGGGGAACGACCGGGCATCGTAGCCCAGCCGGGGGTAGATAACGCTCTCGTTGTTGCCGAAGCGGGCCACGTCCACGCCGATTATCAGGGGCGCGTGCTGATCGACTGTGGTTTCCCGCATCTGCGCTTCTTCGACGCTCCCTGTCGAAATGAACTGCAACGTGCCGCTCGACGGGAACATCCCACGTACGCGCACCTTAAAGAAGTCGCTATCCTCCCCGTAATCTTCCAGCCACGCCTGTATGCGCTCCTTATTGGGCATATGCACATCGCGGCTGTCGATAGACCGCACTGTGTAGCGATGGCGCAGGCGACCAGCGCATTGCTCATAGAACCGCCCCGAGTTCCGGGTGCCGTTGCCAAAGTCGAACACCATCGGTTCGCCATCGGTCGTTCCACCTTCCCGGACCTCGAAGATTTTGTTCGGGACAGCGCTCGCCTCATCAAAGATATAGAATGATGTGCCTGAGGGCGCGTGCTGCCCCGCAAAGGCTTCCGAATTCTCTTCACGACACGTCTGCGCCGTGCACTTCCAATCCATCTTGTGAACTTTGTGGGTGAGGTTCATGGCACCTCGACCCGAGTTGTAGACGAACCTGTCTACCGTCAGAGACAGGGCGTGCCACTTACCGACCTCCGCCCATGTCTTGGCCTTCAACTGCTCAGCAGTGTTCGCTGTGATCGTGCCAACCGACAGCGGGCGGGTATCGAGTATCCATTTGGTGAGCCATGCGACCAGCGCCGACTTCCCGATGCCGTGACCACTGACCGTGGAATATTGGATCGGCGGAACCGCCGTACGCCCGTCGAATCTGCTCTTTTTGACATCTGCCGCCACCTGATCCAAGAATTCACACGCCCACGCATCCGGCCCCCACTTCGCGCCGGGATACCGCTCTTTCCACGGCGATTTCAGAGGCACTTGCTGGATCGGCTGATACGTGTCCCACGGGAACGCGAACAGGACATAGCCGAGCGGATCATCGTAGAAACCCGCTAATGCGTCGTCCAGTTCCTGCTCCGCGATTGCCTTGGGATCACGTGATGCCATACTTAGTCGTCTTTCCCGAATATTTTCTCAGCGAGCCTGTTGCCGTCACCTGAGAACTCACCCTCAGTAAATTCGACGGTAATTCGAGACCGCTTGCCATTATCATCCTTTTCGGACGAAATACTCGGCACCCGCACCTTACCAGCGAACCGCAGTTCTTGATCAAGCTCTGCCTTGCCCGAGCCGAAGGTTTGGATATCTTCCTCGTCGAAATGAAACGAATGCTGAAAAAATTTCTCATTACTGTTTTCAGGAGTGGCCAATTTCCCGCCTGAAGTTGTCTTTGACATATCAGCCATTAGTGCACCGTATCTTTGTTGTCAGCCATTAGTGCACCGTATCTTCGTTGTCAGCCCGCGCAGCGCGATCCCGCCCCGCCTGAATGCGAGAAATCTGATCACCGCTCGTGGTATCCAGCTTATCGTCAAACAGCCCCAGGTAGCGCATGAGGGCCATCATCGCGGCGTGAACATCGGGCTCCTTGATCTTGAACTTGGTGACATCAATAGCGCCGGGACCGCGCCCGATCTTCGCAAACTCGACGCCGAGGTCCGAAACGAGCGCTAATTCATCTTCCGTAGCACCCGTGAAGTCCCAATAGAGCGAACCGTCATCAGCGATCTTCTTAAACGGCGCGAGTATCTTCCCGCTCTCGATCCGCTCCATAAATCGCTCGATGAGCCAATCCTCCGTCAGTTCGTGCCGTTTGGCCCGCTTGGCTTTCGCCCTGTCGAGGTATTCGACAACAGCCGGGGCATTAAACACCCGTCCCACAAACGTTAAGCAAGTGTTCTCCGAATACCCCACCTTGCGCATGGCCGCAGCCTTATTAAAGCCGTTGATCAGGTACTCATCGGCTGCGGCCCGTTGTTTATCGGTGAGAGCGCGTTTACGCCGTCTGCGTGCCATCAGAAGGGCCAAAGAGTGCCGATAAGATGAAGGACAGTCGTGAACGAGCCGGGGTCAGAGACGGCCAATGGTATACCCGCTGCAGTCGCTACGGCAGTGATCTTGCCCCAGTTGTCCGTGACCAGCTTAATAATGAGTTCCTTCGAGATTTCCGTCTTTGGTTTCCCTCGCAGCGCTTTGTAGTCTGCGTCGATAGCTTCCCACGTCTCACGCGCTGTCTGGTACGCTGCGTCAGTTGCCGCTCGTGCATCCTTCTCAGCGTTGATAACATCCGCCATAGTTCGTTCCCTTCCGCTTCCCACGGTTGAATTCAGTGGGGGCTCTTATATCCCGCGCCGCCCGAGCGGTTCGCCCGCACCGCAGCGCGAGCCTACGCGAGATCAGGCCGGGGAAGGAGCCGATCTCAGCGCGTACATTTAGGATACCGGTGAAAGACCTAAATATCAAGTGGTATCACGTGATGCCGGGGTTTTTCGCTTTCGAATTTTCTTTTTCTGCCACTGTATGTGGTTATGGCTGCATTTAGGGCAGTGATTGTCCTTTGGGTGGTCGAGCGGGAGCTTGCCGCTGCTGAGCGTGCGTTGCCACCTGTGTTCGCACCTGAGACATTTGTATGCGATCTTCATGGCCACCATTATATAGGCATTCTTTTCCGAGGTACATCCGGGAATATTCTGAAGCGATCTGGAGGGTGGAGGGCGGGCGAAGGCCGGGGCTACCCCCGAAGTCGATCCCCAGAAGCCCCTCCCCCCATCGACATCCTGAGCCAGCGCTTGCATAGCATGGGCAGCAATGCAACCAACACGCGATCAACCTTTGATAGCAGTGGCGGTCAGCTACTCGCGTGGGCCATCGGTGCCTCCCGGCCCACAGGATTTAGCAGCGGCTTCGTGGGGTCGCTCAAGTGGGCGAGTGAGCAGACTAAGGCCCACTCTCTACAACAAACAACAACAGTGGACATTACAGGCGAATGCT